CATGGTTATCAACGTGATACAGATGAAGAAGTGGTTGATAAATGGTTTACAGACTTGTGCAAGAACATTGGCGGACAAATGGAAGAAGAATCCAAATTTGTTGCCGATGCTGACAAGTTACCAAAAAAGCGGAAAAAGTCTTGACTTTAATTGATAATCGTGTATAATAACGTATGTCAACAAAATTAAATTGGAATTTCGAAGTTAAATGGGTAGGTGATGCTCATATATTATTAGTTCTACGTAGAACTGATAATGAAGACTTAGTAAATGAAATGCTAATGACAGTTAAAGAGTATGCTGAATTTATGAGCTTGCTACAAGAGTTCAACATACATTTTAAAGAAAAAATTGACCAACAACTTATACAAGATTATTTAAATGGGTAAACAATACATCCTAGTAGATGCCGCTAACATGTTCTTTCGTGCTCGTCACGTTGTTAGAGGCGAAGATGCTGAAACTAAGGTAGGCATGGCCTACCACATTATGTTTAACAGCATTAACAAAGTATGGCGTGACTTTAAAGGCAGTCACGTTGTAGTCTGTTTAGAAGGTAAGAGCTGGCGCAAAGAAGTTGATACTACGTACAAAGCTAATCGTACTGCGGCTCGCATGGCATTGAATCCTAAAGAAGCAGAAGAAGAAAAATTGTTTTGGCAGGCCTTTGATGAGTTTAAAGATTACTTAATGGCCAAGTCTAATTGCACAGTATTGCAACATCCTCGTTGTGAAGCTGATGACTTTATCGCTCGCTTTATTCAGAATCATCCCGAAGATGAACATGTCATTGTTAGTAGTGACAGCGACTTTTACCAATTACTTAGACCCAATGTTCGTCAGTTCAATGGTATCAGTAAACAGCTAATTACTGTTGAAGGTATCTTTGACGAAAAAGGTAAGCGAGTTAAAGACAAGAAAACTAAAGAAGACTTAGCTCCTCCTGATCCACAATGGTTATTGTTTGAAAAATGTATGCGTGGCGATAGTACTGATAATATCTTCTCTGCCTTTCCAGGTGTGCGTGAAAAAGGTACTAAGAACAAAGTTGGTCTACGTGAAGCCTTTGCTGACAGAGAAACCAAAGGCTACAATTGGAACAATCTCATGCTTCAGCGTTGGTCTGACCATGAAGGAAATGAGCACAGAGTTCGTGATAGATATTTGCATAATAAGATGCTAATTGACTTGACAGAACAGCCAGAAGACATTAAACTAGCATTAGACACAACAATTAGCGATGCCGTTAATAAACAGAGAGTACAGTCAGTGGGCTTGCACTTTGTTAAGTTTTGTAGCAAATGGAACCTTGTCACTATCGCAGATAAAATGACAGACCATGGCGAATACCTCGGAGCAACATACAAATGATTTTAGCAAAAAGTGTAATTAAAGATAAGTTTTGGATTCTTGAAGAAAATGCCAAGCGGGTTGGCATGATGAACTTTAAAGATAATAACTATACTATCAATCTTAAACGCAAAGACTTAGTGGCACAAAACGAAGATGAACTTAAAAATATGGGCATCGAATTTGTTGTTCGCGATCTAACACATGGCGGACATTTAGAAGTGTTGGGTTATCCTACTGATCAAGAAGAAGTATTTAATGT